GTCATTATTATCAAATTAGATTCATTTAATTCTTTCTGTCTAGCTGGTGTAATTCGGTAATCGCCTGTGCAAATAGATATGTTTATGTCGTGAAAATGGTAATTTGGGTCTGTCCATTGATCTATTTTTTCTTGTGCTAATGCTCTAAGAGGAGCAAGAAACATTCCTTTGCCACCTCGTTTTCTAATTTCGTGAGCAAGAAACATTTCTGCGACAACGGTTTTTCCCGCACTTGTTTTGGCAGCAATTAAAACATTTATATCTTTATCGTAAATTTCAAATATCCTACTTTGAACTGGGTTGAAATTCTCAAATTCCCAAGATGCCAATGAATATTTATTTGTATTTACCAAATCATTTTGATCTAATATTTCGATAATTGGTGGCATTTATTCCTCTAGTCTTTTATTCCAAATGTGATTAATTTCAGTGCCTATAGACTTCATTTCATTTTCAGAAAAGAAATTGCTTTTTATCTTATTGCAAATTAAGCAACAAAGAGCAATATTATCTAATGTATAGTCGCCATAATTGTCAATCCTGTCAATGCCTAATGACTCAACACCTAAGCCAATTTGAGATTTTATTTTGAACTTATGAATTTCTTTTTCTTTAAGTCCACAATAATGGCATTGTCTATCAGAGTTTCTCAACCATATTAAAAATTCTTCTTCTGAAATAAGAATTTCTGGGTTTCTTTTTCGTTTTCTTTTAAAATTAGAATTGTTTTTTAAATTTTTAAATTTTTGACAATCTTTGCAGACTAGCATTTTCCCAGAAGTGTACCGCAAATCAATATCTGTAGTATTACATTTTTTGCATGCCCATAAATCACCTTGACTCATTTTCCTCCACAAAAAATTTAAAATAAATCAGTCACGACAATAGAGGCTATTTTTTCGTCCTCTATTATCGTGACAATAAAATTACTATCTATTTATTTCAAATCTTTTTTTATACTCTTTATTTACATGCTCATGCATAAAATCTAACATGTCATATAAATCTTTTGGAGAATTTGCTGTTCCTAGCCAACGATCCATTTCTTTATTATTACAAACATAATTAAGAACTTCTGAAAGATCGCCAGAATATCTAAAGTTAAGCCTACTATGCAAAACCTTTAAATTCTCATCAGAAAGCCTGTAAAAATACTCTTTTAAAAACTGTTCCTGCTTCTTCATGGATAAACCTCAAATGGAAATTAAAAATATATTTAACAAACAAAAATTTGAAGAACTACTTGTCACAAAATGGACACATTTTTTAGATGGTTCCAATTTAATAAAAGTAATAAATGATCTTGTGTTACAAAACAAACATAATTTTGAACTTATTCCAAACACAAGTTATAAAAAAAAAGGCACACAAATTATGATCTCAAGATTCCAAAATACAGAACATGGATTTATAATTTGGATCGACTTTTTAGTTCCTTTGCAAAACGAACAAGTTGCCATAGGAACAACCGAAATGTTCCTACTATCTAATGGTATTTTAAGTCATTCAAAAACTTTAGGCAATATATATAATTATAATTAAACTACATCTAATCGCCTAACTTGTTCGCCATCTTGATTTATAAAACTATCATCTAAAATTAACGCATTTTTTTCATCTGCAAATCTAAGCCCAAGATTAAAAGAATCTAGACAAGCAGTTCTATCGTCACGAGATGCCATAACCCAACAATAATTATCTTTTTTTATAAATTTTCCACTTTGGCTTTCTTGTGTTATCCCAATTTCTAAAGTGACATTATCTGGCAAAAAAATTTCTATTTGCCCATGTTTCAATAAATGCTCTACAATTAAACACTGTATTTTGTTTTTACTCATAATAACCTCGCATAAAAATATTTTAAATAAAAAAAACTTTATTCGGAGGAACATAGAAATATTTCATATCATCATAAAACCCATGCTTCCAATCACCTTGATCTTTATATGGATTAGAGATTACGCTTTCTTGTTTGTCTAAATACACAGTCCAACAGTAAATTTTTCGATTTTCTTTATAAGTCTCTACCAATGATAATTCTTTATTTCCAAGAAATCTTTTTGCAAATTTACAAATTACTGGCAATGGTAAATATGTACTATAATCACCATAAAGCTGTAATAAATCTAAATAGTATTTACCATAATCACACCTTTGATAATGTGCGATTAAAGAATAACCATCTACAATAAAAATTCTTGTTTTAAAAATTAAAAGATCATCATTTTGTAAACTTAAAGTGCAAATCGGATAGTTGTATGGAACTAAAATTTTTGCTAAATTTTTTAGTTCTTTTATTGACTTATCGATATTTTTACTATGATCTGACATATTATTCTACCTTTTCTATGTCTACTCTATGTATTGTTATTTTTTAAACTTCTCATGAAAAAAATCACAATTAAAAACATTATGATTTGATGATCTTAATTTATCTAAAGTGTTTTCCATATTGAACTTACATTCACTACCAAAAATTCCACGATCAGCATTGGAAATATTCTGTTGAAGCCTAATATATAGCCAAAATCTAAGCTCTTTCATGCCTTCAGATAAATTTTTATCATCGTCTAAATGCAAAAATTGTAAAAACTCCTCAATGGTTAACCAAGAATAACTAGAAAAAGAATCACCATCTTTATAATCACAAGGCAATTTTCTTTCTAGCGAACATTTTATAAAATGTAAAATCAATAAAATATAGTTTTTAGCATTAAAATAACTAATGCAACATGATGAATCCATAATTCTAAATTCAATTGTATTTCTTTTTCTGTTAACCATGTGGTAAGTGTTTAAAGTAAAATACTTATGCTTTCCAAGCTGATTAATTAAATATCCACTATCATGCATTTCATTTTTAACACTTTCAACAATCGATGTAAAAGACAACATTTGGCAATATTTGCTTTTTCTTCTTTTAATTGGAACTATATCCATAAAAACATTTTCGCATTTAATCCACCACGAAATAATTGCACCTAAATCATCTTTTTTCAAATCATTTACATCAACATGAATATGAAAAGAACATCTTGAATCGGCTTGCACAAAATTATCAGTTGAAAATGAATTAACGACAGAGCAAACACTTTTGATTCCAGTCATACCTTTTAAAACTGGTGTGCATATTTCTATTCCACAACTACTATCTGGTTTTAATATCCAAGAGTCATTGTGGTGATTATTTTGCCATCGATGAATATCAACTTTGTTTTTAACCGTTTTTTGTACTAAATTTGCTATGTATCCTATGCCTTCTGGTAGGTTTCCGAATTCATATCCAGAAGGTCTATTCCTAAGATCGAAAGCGTTCAATTCAATCTCAACGCCAAATCTTCTTGAACTATCACATGATATTAAATTTCTGTTATTGTCCACGCTTGGTTCCCTCGTTTATAATTATAAATAATATTCTATCCAAAGGAGAATAACGATGAATTGTTTATTAGTAAAATTAAAAGACAAAAGAAAATTCCTTACAAGCAAAAACAATTTAGATCAACTAATTGAGTTTGCAAATACATTTAAAGCAGAATTATCATTAGTTGAAACCAATTGCAAAAATATAAAATCATTAGAGGAACTTGCTAATGATATTTGTGATACCAATTGCAAACAAGAAGATTTTGATTATAAAGAAATTGAAAAAATTGCAAAAAAAAAATCAAACAAAATATTTGAACAAATGATAAAAGATCTAAAAAGCAAAAAAACAATTGATATTAGCAAAATAAAATGTGAATTTAGCAAACAAGGATTGGAAGAAAAAGAAATATCTGCACAAATACAAAAAGCCAAGAATTACATCAAAAAAATTGGGTTTACATTGAATAAAATCGATAAAAATAAGTATAAAATAAATTAAATAATTCTTATTTTAATAGAAAAACTTTATTTTCATCCATTAAATCTTTTAGCTTTATCAATATAGAAGCTACAATTTGTCTAACTCTTTCTCTTGTTATTCCTAATTTTTTCCCAATATGTCTTAACGAATAATATTCTTTTTTACAATTGATTCCAAATTTCATGCAAATAATAAATCTTTGCCTTTTATTGCATCGCTTTAGCAAAGATTCCACACAATGATTTATGTGTTCCTTTTCGCAAAAATTACTCAAAGGATCTTCTATTACAGGATTAAGTTGTTCTGTCAATTGAATGCTTCTAAGCATTATGATAATCATTTGTAGATTTTTAGGATAAGTTCCAAAATCATTAATGTTTTCAATTTCTAATTCTTTTTCAATATTTTTCACATCATTAAAAGCAAGAGTTTGAAAAATTACAGTTGATATTTTTTGCAATTTTGAATAAACATTTGTCGGAACTTTAACAAAATATCTATTGTGAGATATGTATTTATAAATTCTTTTATAAATATGAAAAAGTACATAATAACTAAATTTAACATTCTTGCTTGCATCATAACCATTTATTGCCTCATAAATACCCAAAACACCTTCTTGAATGCAATCAGGCATTAAATCAACAGGGATATTTATTTTTTTTCCCATCCAATAAATCAATTTATAACAAGAAAAAACAAGTTTATCACAAGCCTTTATATCGCCATTTTTGGCACTTTTAACAAGATTCATTTGCTCTTGTGTTGTTAATTTTTTTTTAAAATTTTCTTGTTCTATTTTGTCGAATGTGAAGTCACGATAAAATTTAATACCATAATTTTTTTTTAAACTAAATTCAAAAAGTCTGTCTAATTTAGTTATTTTAAATTTTTGCCAATTTTTAAACGACTTGGTATTTCCCAATTTAACAGAACTCATCAGCTACTCCTTAACTTGTATGACAAATAATATTGATTAATTCATCAAAGTAAAGGCAAAAAAAAAGGAATTACCTAAATCAAAGGTAATTCCCTTTTAAAGTTAAATTTAAAATTATTCTAATTCTTCGTCTATCACATCGTCATCATCTGAACCCAATACATCAGTTTCGATGACATCAGCACCAAGCTTAAAGTTCATTGCATCCTTAAAAGGCTCAAAATAATCAACCAACTCCTGCTCAGATGTAGCATCCACCAAACTTGGATATTTAAGCAATATTTCAAGTGGCACTTCATTTTTATCAAGCGAAGCCTTGAACTTTACTTCTTCTCCATTGGAAAATGCATCTGCGATGACAAAATTACCAGCACTTTTAGCCACAATTCTATTCGCATCAAGCAAACAAGACAATAAGCCACTAACAGGATTTATTCCATGTTCAAAAAGCAATTGAATGTTTTCTGTTGAAATAAATGGCGTGTGAGTCTTATTCTTGACATTTTTAACACGAATGTTAATTCCAAGAATCTTGGTTTTTTTTGCACTGATTTTATATTCTATCTTCTTCATTGTAGATGTTTCTAATCTACATGAAGCATAGAATGGTAAAGCGTTACCACCGCCAGCAGTTGTGGTTGGATTGCCATAAAGAACACCTATCTTGGATCTTGTCTGATTCAAAATAACAACAGTGGCATCATTGGTTTCCATAACAGTATTAAGCTTACGGAATTCTCTAGAACAAATCTTAGCCCGTTCACCTGGCTGTTCATTGCCACCCACAATGCGTTTAAAATCAGCTTTTGAGGCATTCTCTGGAAGCTTGACCTCTCTAAGCTCTCTAGCTGATGGACTCACGCCAATAGAATCGTAGACGATTGCAATAGGGCAGTCTTTTCTTTTCGAACGAACAAATTCGATAGATTTATACATCTTCAAAAAAACATCTTCCAAACTCTGAGGAGTATGCCTCACAATTTTAGTAAGATCACAATGTGATGCCTTTTGAATAAATTCTTTATTAGCTGAATTTTCACAATCCTCAAGAATTGCAATTCCATCCTGTCTCTGACTTCCAAATAAAATATTTGTTCCTATCAATGATTTTGATGACGAAGAAGGACCATATATTTCAGTTAGCTTTCCGCCCGGAATACCACCACCCATAAACTTTCCACTACAAATATAATTTATCGCAAGATTCCCAGTATCAACAAAATACTTCACACTATCAATCTTGGCAACAATATCGCCACCAGTTTGATTTGCTAAATCTTGAAAAAATGAATCATCATCGACCTTTCTTTTGGCCATGTTAAACACCTCGGTAAAAATGTAATTATTTTTTTAAAAAAATAGGTGGAATCACTGACTCCACCTATTTGAAGACAGGGAATTAAATACCTTCTAATTCTTTCAAAAAGTCATCATCAGCAAGAGATGCAGAATCATCCGTTTTGGAAACTACCTTTGCAGTTTTCTTGACAGATAAAATTTCTTCATCAATAGTATCTGAACCAGAAATTACATTTGAAGAACTTAAGTTAGATCTAGAAGAAGATCCCGATGAATTACGAAATTCATCTAAAGAATCATCTTGTTGGCCTTCTACTATCATTCCGCAATGAACTCTCAAGGCATGCTTAATATCATCGCCAGATTTGATAATACGAAGAGACTGAAGGTCTTGTAAACTTGTTAGCCATTTTTCAAGCTCTTCTGAGGTGCCTGAAGAAGAAACTTCTTCAAACTTTGAAAAGTCATAGTTTGGATATTCTCTATTGCCACTCTTAACAACTTTTTTAACAAGTCTAAAATCACGACCAGTTGTTGGATGTGTAATATCCCCTAATTCCTTTTCTCCAGCAGCCTCATCACCAAGAATTGCTCTCAAAATCTTAGCATGAACTTGTTTGCCACATGAATAAATTTTTGGCCCTACATTTGTTCCTACTATAGACTTATTTTTAGGATCTACTTCCGATCTAACGATAACATTGTAATAATATCGTTCAACTGGCTTTAACTCCCTAGCACTGTTACGCATATCTTCTTGATCTTTGCCAGACAGTCCTTCAGATTTTTGCCATAAATCACTATAGTACTTACAAATAATGCAATCTCCACGCCATTGTGGACCCCTATCAGTATCGGTAAGAGTTTTAGGACAATGGAATATTCTTTTCTGATTCGTAGTTGGATTATTTAAAGTGTGAATTCTTGTCGCACAATACAACTTTTGGCCTTTTCTCTTAGGCAAAAAACGCATCAAAACAAATCCATCACGGTCAGGAAGTCGTACATATTTTGCAAAGTACTCTTCGTTTTGACCCGTGTTGCTTTCTGAATTTACTCGTTTGGATTCTTTTTTTAACTCGTTAAGATCGAGTGGTTCGTAATCGATACCCATGATAGCACCTGCCTTTAAATGATGGTTCGAGTAATGAATAATCACTACTCAATTAGTTAATGGTTCGAGCAATAAAACATTTATTGCCCAGTTAGTCAATGATTCGAGAAACAAACGATATGCTTCTCAGTTAGTCATTTATAATCGTATCTATCATGTTGTGCAAGATTAATTTTATAAATTTATTTATTTTCGTAATCGATTACTATTTGTGCATCAGGATCTTGAAATTTTTCCTGTGAATCGATGACACTTTTGTGCATGGCAGATAATTTATCCTGCAAGCTCATATTGCCTTCAGATTCCAAATTCTCATTAATTTGTTTTCTTATGTCTTGCTCTTGATTGTATTGTTCTTCAAGAGCTTTTAAAATCTCTTGATTTTTCAATAATTGTTCTTTTATTTTTTCTGTTTTTTTTGCTTCTTGATCCAATTGCAACTCTCTATTGTTAACTATGGGTGTTTTTTTAGGACTAAGTGATTTTTCCAAAAGGTTTTGACGAACAATTTCCCTTCGTTCTTTTCTTATAGCTTCCCTTCTAAGCAAAACCTTTGTATGTGATTTTTTTTCTCGTTCTTTTCTTTTCTTTGCAATTTTTTCATTTTTTTTCATAACTATCTCCTAATGTTTGGCATGTTTTCTTGTGATGCGTTTCCCCAAAAAAGCTTTCCACCTTCTCTATCTTTTTGTGTCTCTGAAAAATTAACTTCATTGTCACCAATGAGGCCAACTGGGGCTTGAATAAAATATTTGTCGCTAATTTTTATTTCCTTAGACATATCATCTATAATTGTATAAATCTCACCTTGAATAGAGCCAGATTTAGCATAAACTGGGTATTTTTTATCAACTGTTAGTTTATATCCTTTTGTCTTTACTTCATGTAGCATTGGCAATTCTGGGGAAAAAACAACTGTTGTGATTGGCTTTTTTGACCTTACCACAGTTTGCTTTTGAATTGCCAATTGCTCATGAGGATAAATTTCTCTTTTCTCTATTTGTTCATGAGGATAAAGTTCTATTTTCTCCACTTGTTCATGAGGATAAGTCGAATTTCCTACGCATGCTACAGACAAATCTTGAACCGAAAAACCCACAGAGTGATCAAATGTGAACTTTTTGTTTTTTATCACAACGCCACCATCAGATTCTCTAAAGCTAATTGGTTTTTTGCTAAGTTCAAATACTTCTACACTAGCGACAAATATATCTCTTCGAGCAAGTTGCCCCATTACAACGGATGCAAGCTTTTCCAAAGGTACATCCTCGAATGGATCTCCAACCTTTTTTTTGATTGTTTTAACTTCATCTTTATTGTAATTCCCATCAACTTTTTCGTGATAAGAATAAATTACTTCGTAGCCCATAAATTCCTCATAATTTATTCTAATATAGTATTATTTTTGTAAAATACCTGTGCCATATCTAGTATTGTAAATAATTGGTTCTTTTTCTACACTTTCTGCAAAAGCATAAAAGGCATTTTTCATTTTTTTCAAATCTTTTATATACTCAACAACAATGATCCCGCCATCAGCCATATTCTTCCAAGAAATATCTAAATAATAAAGCAAATCATCATAAGAATTTTCATCAGTAATAAAAAAACAATCCCACTTTTGGCTTGTTATCTTATCGTTTATTTCATCATCATGAATCGAACCATGATAAAAATCAAATTCTTTCTTGAAAGACTTTTTTACATTATAAGAACCCATCCTTGGAGAAAAATATAGATTTTCATCTTTTTTTCTAAATGAAAAAAATATTTCTGTTTCTTTGCATGACATGAAAAAACATTTTTCCAAAAAACCAAGAGTAAAATTCCATGAAAAAACATTTTTTGGTTTTACAAATTTACCAAGATGATAATAAAACGGAGCATACATATAATCTCCATATGCTGGCGTTTTTCTTGAGTTTTCATCTATAAATTTACAATTTTGTAATAAGACCTTACCGTTTATAATCTTTTTATTTAAAAGAATTGATAATTCTTTTTGTATTGTTTCTATTCTAACCATAAAATAATATAGAAACAAAGGGCAACAATATGTATGACTTTCTTATAGTTGGATCAGGTTTTTTTGGATCTACCTTCGCAAGAAGAGCTACCGATCATGGCAAAAAATGTTTAGTAATTGAAAAGAAAGATCATATCGCTGGTGCTGCCCATGATGTGCCATTTCAAGACTATTATGTTTCCTCTTATGGCGCACATATTTTTCACACTCATAGCTCTGAGATATGGAATTTTGTAAATCAATTTGAAGAATTTATTCCATTTATCAATAGGCCAAAAGTATTATCTGGTGGAACAATATATTCATTTCCAATCAATCTAATGACCATGCATCAGTTGTGGGGCGTAAAAAAACCATCTGAAGCAATTGAGAAATTAGAAAATGTGAAAATTAAATTTGAAAATCCCAAAAACTTTGAAGAATGGGCTTTATCAATGGTCGGAGAAGAAATATACAAAAAGTTTTTTTATGGATATACAAAAAAACAATGGCTAAAAGAACCAAAAGAATTACCAACATCGATAATTCAAAGACTTCCAATCAGACTGACATATGATGAAAATTATTTCACCACAAAATATCAGGGTATTCCCAAAAATGGGTATACAAATTTTGTCAAAAAGTTACTTGATGGAATTGATGTGGATACGAATGTTGATTTTATAAAAAATAAAGATAAATTATCATCTATGGCAAAAACCATAATCTATACTGGCCCAATAGATGAATACTACGATTATGAATTTGGTAACCTTGATTACAACACATTAAGATTTACGAAAGAAGAATACAAAGGCGACTTTCAAGGTAATGCCGTTATAAATTATGCCGATGAAGATGTTCCATACATAAGATCAATAGAACACAAACATTTTTATAAACATGGCGAATTAACAAAGCATTATACAAAAAAAAATGAATCAGAAATTAGCATAATAACTTATGATCATCCAGTTTCATTTAAAGAAAACCCAGATCCTTTTTATCCTATTAGAAATGAAAAAAATTCAGATATTTATAAAAAATACAATTCAATAAAATCATCAAATATAGTATTTGGTGGAAGACTTGGTGAATATAAGTACCTAGATCTAGATGCGACTATGGCATCTGCAATAAGCAAATGTAATAAATTTTTGGAGATTTAAAATGAATGATGCTAAATTTGTTGTCTTGGCAACAGAAAAAGGTAAAAAAAGATTAGAAAATTTTTTAGAATATTGCTTAGAAAATAAATCTAAAAAAATAGAATGTGTATTCTTACTTGGTCCAAAAAACGAAAATAGCTTTGCTGAAGATATCATAGAAAAATATCAAACTGAAAACACAAAAATATCTATAGTTCGTTATGAAAATGATCAACCATCATTTAAAAGAAATGGTTATTTTAGAGATTTAGATCAAGATACTGTTGATAATTTCAAATGGTTAATATCAATTGATGAAGACTCAGTAACAAATGTTGATGGTCTTATAGATTCATTGAATGATGACTTCAATGAAGAATTTCCAACATATGCTTGCGGGGAAATACAAGATCATTTTCAAAAAGAAGAATTTTTAGTTGCTGAATATATTGGAAAAAATTGTTGGTATAAAAGAGGTTTAGGACCATTACACGAATGGGAAATATCTTGTTTAAATAATAAAACAATGCAAATGATGATAAATTCAAATATAGTTAAAAAAGTTTTTAATTATAGAACAAAATTACTTTCTGGTTGGGGTGATCATTGCCTTGGATTGGCCCTAAGATTATTGAAAATACACCCAGTTAAAACATCTTACATGACTGGTGACAATAGAATTTATGATCATAGCCTATTAGGACAAAGATTTCATCACACTCATCACATTTATTACAACATTGGAATAGAAAATATTTTAAATGTTTTTAAATTTCCAAATTTACCAACAACAAAAAAAGCTTGGCTAAAACTTAAGGAAGGAAATGCAATAAAAGATATAGGTGTTGTTTTTTTAAATCAAAACAAAACCATTACAGCATTCGGAGAAGAAAATTTTTTCTATGGTCTTTGGAATATTAAAAACGATCAAATTTACATATATCAAAAAGAAATTGAAGAAGGTTTATTATTGGAAAAAGGAAAAGATAGTGAAAACAAAATAAGTGTTTGGGAGCTAATAGATTAATCAAAATCGTATAAAATCAAATCAACTCCAGCTTCACTAAACATATTAGATGCAAGCTCACATGATTCGCTCCATCTTTCTGCCAATTGGCCTTTAATTTTTGGAGCAATACAATTGCTAATTCCAGATTGAATTATCACACTTGCACAATTAGAACATGGCATAAAAGGGTAAGTTGCTATGGAACATCCAGACACATCTCTTTGTGCAAATAAAATTGCATTTATTTCAGCGTGTACAACCATTTTGTATTTTATATTTCTATCAGCGTATTTATTTGGATCATCGGCTACGCTCTTTGGAAAACCATTATAACCAATTGATACTATTCTGTTTTTATCGTCAAAAATAACAGCACCAACTTGTGTGGATGGATCTTTGCTCCACTCAGAAACATGTTTTGCTAAATTTAAAAATCTTAAATTCCAATTCATAATCATCCTTTTTCGTTCTGTTCCAAAATGCATCTTTCTTTTTGAATTATTTCTTTTTTTGTTGTATAGTTAAAAAAATAAGCGTCATTTTTTTCGTTATTTTCTGAGAAGAAATCTTTTTCAATCCATAGGGCTTTAAATCCTAATTTTTTGAAAAACAAATGACCTTCTAAATATTTATCGCAAATTAAAACATCTATTTCTGTTCTATGTCCATTTTGCAATTTATCGGTTAATTGAGAAACCAGTACTTTTCCATAGCCTTTTTTTTGAAGTTCTGGCTTTATTCCGATATTTAAAATTTCGAATTTTTTGTTTTTTAATTCGTATACCATAAAACCAATAACTTTACTTTCTTCTTCTATAACTTTACATATCCTATTTTTATCACTTAAACATTCTATAAAATCTTTTTCATTCCAAGGGTGAGAAAAACAATTTTTTTCTATCTCCGCAATTTCTTTAATATCATCCTTAACAACCCATCTAATATTTTTTTTCATTTTTTCTCCGCTTTTTACTTTAATAAATCTTCGGCATTACAAAGACCATCATCTTTCTTTTCGTATATATCTCTATTCAATTTATCTAATTCTTTTCTAAGAGTATGGCCACGATTTTGAGCATTGTCATGATTTTTATCCCACGCCTTTAAATGCGATTTTATGAGACCTACCGTGGTTTTTCTGTCGATAGTGTACTCGTAAAGCTTAACGCATTCAGAATTTGATTGAGCTTTAGCTTTGCAATAACCATCAGATCCGCCCTCGTCTTTAAATGATATGTAAAGCTCGTTAAATTTTGTTTCATAAGCAAGCTCTGCCATAGAAAGCTCTTTGTTAGATATTTCTAATTGCTTTCCATAATAGTCAATCCAAGCGTACTCTCTATCCATATAATTGCTTAAAGTAAATTCATTAAAAATCATATTGTCTGGATCTAGAACTAGATCTTTATTATTTACTTTTACAACAATCTTTTCATTTGGTGCTTCTGCCATGTTATTCCTCATCTGCTTCTATTACACTATTGTTTTCATTTTTCTTAAAAGGTTTCTTTTTTTTATCTACTGAGTATGTGTCAAATTCAATGTCCTCAGATCTTTTTTGCTGCACAGAACTCAAAAGTTGTTTATATCTATCCTTCGATATTTCAAATATATCCAAAGTTCCCATGCTATAATCAAAACCCATTTTAAACGGGAATCTGGATCTTCCATCTCGATGCTTTATCACAAATCCACGACCAACCTCTGCATCTTTTTCTATCGTTTGCTGATTAATAGACCAAAATGCATCTAATGGCTTAAACTGATCAAAAGATGTTCCTATGTTTGATTCATCAATATACTGAGAAATTTCAAGCTTTGCGGCAGTCTGATTTGGTTGCACACAAGTCAAAGTACAATGCTGCTTTTCGACACCAAATCCTCTAAGATCTCTCAATATTTTGTACGCACTCTCGTATTTCTTAACATTAGGATCATCTTTCATTTCACCTACATAATCTATTATTATAAGCCCTGGCTTCCAACCCCTAACTTCAAGTTGTGAGCAAAATGCCCTAACACCATTCACATCTATCGAGCCACCAGCAAATTGCTTAACAATTAATAGATTTTTCTCCTCTTTATCTTGAGAAAATTCAGCGAGTGTTCTTTTTACCTCTTCTTTGGATGTTCGCAAAAGATTTATATCTATTTTGGCGAATTGCGAAGTAAACCTTTGGGCAATTCCAACCTCATCCATTTCCATCGTTAAGTACAAAACTTTATGACCCAATAAAACATTTGCGACAGCAGCCTTTACCAATGCCAAGCTTTTGCCAGTTCCAGGCAAACCAATCCATGATCCAATCTGACCATGAAATAAACCACCACCAGTTAAAGCATTGTCTATGGACTCAAAAGATGATGTATATCTTTCCTTTCCTTCAAACCGATTTTCCATTCTTTTAAACATCTCTTCGATATTTAAAAAATATTCAAGACCAGGCTCATAGTTGCGATCTATACTCATCGCCTCACGCATTTTTTCGTAAACATAACTCCATGTCTTTTCGTCTTCTGGAGCTTCTGACATTTTTTGCAAACAATCATGAAATGCAACTTTGATTGCTTGAACTTTTGCAAAATAAGTAACTTTATCTAAGAGGTATTCTCTTGTTTCAATCCCAGCAACATAATAGTCATATATCGCTTCCAATTCAGCTATATGATAGAGTTGAATCGATCTATCACGATCTTTTAGCTGATCACTTAAAGATTGTCTAATAATATCTATGTCTGGACATTCTCTGTATTTCTCAAAGAAAGAAAAAAGCAATTTGCAAATTATAACATGTGCTTCATTACTGAAATAGGTAGGCTTTAACTTGTCGATGCTTTGAACTAGCATGTGCTTATCCACAAGCAACATGCTAAGAAGCTTTCTTTGAAATGTATCATCCCATGAAAATTTTGACTTTATTACATCTGGGTCTGTGAGCGATTCTAACTTGTCTTGCTCTTCTGGTGTTAACTCTCGCATTTTGTTTATCTCCTGTTTAGGAAACTAACAAAAAACCCACACCGAGTAAATAGGGCTTTTAAAAATAAAGAGTGGAGGATTGTAATACTAGGATTTGAAATTATCTATAATGTATAAGTTCCCGACAATCTATTACCCCACTCTCCATTGACTGTATTTATTCGCCATTAAGATAATCAAATTCAGATAGAGAAACTTGGCCAGATCGAATGGCCTTTTCTCTGGTTATTTTTTTGCCCATACTTTTTTGACCATTCCAAACAATAGCCTTACAGTATGTGGCAAATTTCGTATCTATTTCAAGTTCAGCATTTCTATTTGGTCTTTTACTTTTTGAAATAAATTTTTCAATAATTTTATCTAGAATGATTTCTTGCTTCATTCCAAACTTTTGTCTATTAGCACCATGGCGAGTTCTATTTTGCCACAAGTCTTTTAATTTGTTTATAATTTTTTCTATAAATAAATCGAATTTTTTATCAGAAACGCTATCAAAACACTTCTCAATATAAATTTGTCTTTTGTAATAAGATCCAGCCCTAATAATTGAAAGTTGCAATTCTTGATTTATATCATCAAAATCATCAGTGTAATTATTTTTGCAATTCTTTTTTTGAAGTTGATGAGCAGCATAATAACAAAGCTTTCCAAAACTTTTATTTAATTCGTCAAATTCTTTAGATGTGATCGGAAATGACTGACAAATACTTTTCATTTTATTCTCTTTTGTTAATGTTAATTTTCTTTAGCTCTGATAATTTTCTTCCCGCATAACACGAAATATTTAAATTCATATCTGGGAACAAATGACTTTTAGAAAGCAAAACGGATTGTGATTCTAAAATTACATCCTTTAAATTATCTCTTGTGCTATAAAGCATATAACCATCATGTACATTATAAGCGATTTTAGCTTTACCATTCAAGCTTTTGTATAATTGTATAAGTTTTTCTAAACAAAATATTGCTGCTGGAGATTGAACTACGAAGTTTCTAGCCTTATATTCTTTTTCTAAAAATATTCTTTTTTTACCAAAAATATCACAAACAGCATGTTCTTCTTTTGCCTTATTCTGAAATGATTCAATCCATGAGTATGCCACAGAAAATGTACTCTTTACCCTTTCTACTATTGATTCTGCTGCCTTTACTGGGAGTCCTAAATTTTCAGATATGGCATTTACGCCCATCCCATAAAAAATTGGTAAAAAGAATCGTTTACAAAGATTTCTTTTATCTTCCGAATCGCAAGATGTTTTTGTTATAAGTTCATATACAGAACTGTACACATCAGAACTTTCACAGACTTTTTGTAGTTCTGGATCTTTAGACAACCATTGAAGTACTTTTACTTCCATGCTCTTAAAATCAAAGTATAAAAATACTTGATCAAAATCTAATGGCTTAAATTCGAGCTTCTGATCTGGTGTTATGACATGAGGAACATATCCCTTTGTGTATGCATTAAAACACAACAAACGACCATTTTCTTGACCATTTATCTCATAATACGCATGTAACCTATCTTGATCTAATATCCCAACACATTCCAATGCTGGTATAACATCTAACATTAGCGGTAAATAAACACTTTTGTAAATGGATTGTAATTGTGGCCATTTCCCAGAATCCAAAACAAATTTAAGCCTTCTTAAACATTCGCTAAAATTTTCTGGCTTTTTTTGTCGTAAACCAAAAAATGATTCAATAATCTTCAAATCGATAATTGAACAAAAAAATTCAAATTTTATTTTGAATCTTCCAAAACAAAAAGAAACAAAATTTTTCCAATTCCAAGTCAATATCTTCTTGTTGCCTGAAAATATAGTTTTTGATGCAGCCCTGTTAAAAAGATTCATCATCCATGGATTGGACATAGGAATCTCATAAATGCCCTTTTTAGACGATATTACCAACCTATAGGCATCTTGCTTGCTTTTGTCGGTAAAGTCCAAAATATCATCATTGTAGGAGATGTATAATGTGCTTTCGGATTCTAGATCAGAAAACATTTCCATAAGCTGCATATAATTTGAAATAGTTTTAGACATAAGCTCAAATATACAAAATCCAATAGCAAATTGCAACAAATATAATTTGAGACAAATTTTATCTTAAATTACATTAAACCGAGTGCCGACTTAGCTTTGTTTATTGTTATATATAAAGATTATTGTGTAATAAGCTTATTATATATAATTGAATAAGATATTCTGTGTTTAAACATAACTTCCCTCATTCAATCCAATAAAAAAGTAAGTTAAACCCTTAAACTACAATGTTTAAAGATTCAATTTACAAAATCAATTAGTATCAATTTATGTTTTAAAACTCTTAGTTAGTCTATTCCCTTGTCTGCAAGAATAGAAGTCGGCTATTTATTTCTAATCTAAGGCTTACTTAACATTCGGGTGTAACAATGGTTCTCGTTGCACCATTCGTGATTTTTCACTACAAAGACTTACCCGCTATGGGCCACCCAAGTTTTTTTTCCAATATCTCTTAGTTGGGATACTTTCATACTAAGATTTAGAGGGGAAGAGAAAGCTTCCATCTTCGTTTTTTATAGTTCTGTAACAAGTTGTAGATAATATAACATGAATTGATTAAAAAAACAAATATATTATGTTTAAATAACATGATCTCTTGTGAATAAAAGGAAAATAAGCTAAAATGATCAATCATGAGGATGTTGAAAAAATGATTGAAAAATACAAAATGGACAACTTAGAATCATTGGCATTTAAGGTCTGTTTGATATGGATTGAAAAAAGTAGAAAAATATTTCCAAATTATAATCACATAAATCTTCGAAAAGGAGATCCTAGAAAATCTTTAATATTTAAGGTTTGTTATAAGCTTGTAAGAGAGACACAAGGACTTTTGGATGAATTTAATCATGGTTTGTATGTTCAGTCTCAATTAGATATTCTCAGACACATAAATATGGGAAAAGGACATCCTCTCGTAGATGTCAATTGTCTTGTTGGTGATAAAGCTTGGAAACGATGGAAATTATGGAAGAAAAAATATGACACCGTATCTCAACTCAAAACAAAAATGCCTGAAGTTAAAATTTATAACGCCAAAATCTATGAAGCTATTAAAAAAACTAAAGAATTCATTGATAAGTCCATCGGAGTATGCCCAACAATTGAGCAGTACAGAGCCTACGAATCAAGCAAACAGTTATACAGATGGATTAACTTTGGAAAAATATCACCCTATTATCTTATCTTGTCTCCATATATTGAAAAAATTATAAACAAAGATGATTTGAAAAAGTTAAACTTCGATCTGAACATTTACAAACAAGGTATTGATGAGGATGTGGTGGAATTTTTTAAAAAACAATTTGAATACGAATTCAAGTGAAATGCTACACTCAAAAAGTAAAAAACAATTAGTAGTTTCCAGATATGGAGAATCCATAGATTGGATTAAAAAAATTGAACATTTATTTCAAGATATAGTTATTTATGAAAAAAACAATTCGTCTAATTCGTATCATAAATACAAAACCATAGAATTAAAAAATGTTGGTAGAGAATCACACACTTATTTACATCATATTATTGCCAATTATGAAGAGATATCTACATATGACAATATACTTTTCTGTCAGGCAAATCCATTTGATCACTGTAGTGAATTTTTAGACAAATTAAAGATATCGGATAATTATACGAATGATCCATTTTACTTTAAAAAAGTTGGCTCGCATGAAATTACTTTTTATTATGAGCCAATCGAAAAGGTCCACCCCATAGGATTACCAGTATTCAATTTTTATTATCATCTTTTTTTTGATTCATATATGAAGAATTTGGAACAAACAAGAAATTCTTTAATGGTAATTCCAACAAATAATATAAAATTTAGATCAAAAGTTTTTTATGAATATCTTATAAAATATTTGAGCAATCGAAAAAATCCATTAGAAGGATACATCATAGAAAGACTTTGGGTTCCTATATTTGATGGAAAAACCAAAGATTGGATTAGTCATTATTTTTCTGGTAGAGATAAATTCTTAGGCATGTGGAATAATCAAAAAATCGAATGATTTTATTTTTTTTCGTTAATCAATATCATTCCATAATTATTTATTCCATCTGGTATTATCAAACCTTCTTTTTTTATTAGTTTATTATTTTTAAAAGGCTTGTAATTAACTTGATGGTGCCATCTGCCAAATTTCCAAGTTACCTTTGCAACATCTGGATGCTGATCTACTAACGATTGTGCAAATTCTTTTCTGTTATCTGTTTCTTTATAAATTTCATTTGTATTTCCTCCTTTCATTCTCATTGTTGTAACTTTTCCTGCGAGAAAAGCATTAAACAATATCGTACAATAGCCATCTTTTAAAGCCCTTAAACTTAAATCTGTGTCCTCGTTATATCTACCTCTCCACCTATAAGGCAAATCATTTTTAAGCAGTATACAAGAGTAAATTCTTGTGTTTAGATAGTATGGTGGCACTTTGTCTGTGGTTTTACAAAATGAATAATAGTTAAATCCACTTATCGCCACATTCTCATATCTGTCTGTAAAATCTTCCGCACATTTAAAAACTGTTCCCGATGAAACTACTGGCTTTGCATTTCTATTTAATCTGTGAAAACCTTCTATATTATCATCTAAAATCCAATGTCTTTCATGTCCTTCCGCAATAGAATGTTCCCATACCCAATTTCTTGCAGGTATAGATCCTTGACCCAAATTACTAAATGGAAGTAAAAGGATGTTTTTTGTAATGTGTTTATAATCATTTATTTCTTGTGGCTCAATCACTAATTGAAAAGGAACATTAATCTTCAAAAGCTCTCTTGCCGTTAAACAAGATTTACCTCTACCTTTTGATATAATGTAAAATGGATATTTGGGATTATTCATTGTTTATTTTCTCCCAGTATGTTGGTCTTGCGTTCCATAATTTTGTATTTATTTTTTCATATCCATGAAGTCGCATTGCGGAACCAAAAACTCTACCTAACTTTTTATTCTCAATAAGTTCATCTGCAACAATATAGAATGGAAAGTGACCTATAGCTTTAGTATTGAACGAATTTGCAGCATATAAATTTTTCGGAGACATATGTTCAACCACATCGAATAAATGTTTTATTGGATTATTTATATGTTCAAAATATTCACTTGCAAAAACAATATCTACATTTTTTGGAATATCTAAAATAGATTCAACAATTTTAAAATCATTTTTTTCAGCTATGCTATTACAAATAGAAAATTGCATAGTATTTTTTAAGTTTGTTCCAAATACTTCTGCATTAGGAAACAATTGTTTTAATGCTAAGGTTGAAAATCCTATTCCACATCCTAAGTCAACAATCACTTTTGGACTATCAGGGAACAATCCAAGCTTATTTATATTTCTAATATATTCTTTGGAATAGATCGACCAACACGCAACTAGTTCTGATAGATAATACGGATGGTCATAAACTCCATAGTCGGGATTACCATTTTCAACAGATTTATACCATCTTGATTCTAATTCTTGCCCTTCCCTTAATTCTTCTCTTAAATTTTTATCACCTTTTAAATATTTTATGGTTTGAATAATTATATCTTTGATTTTTAAATCGTTAATATTTAAAACATCATTAACAACTTTCATGAAAACTTCTATTGTATCTTTCGTATTGTGCTGCAAAATATTATTCATTTTCTTTACTTTCTTTTTCAATTTCTGGTTTGAAATCAAACTCAAGCTGATTTGAGTCAACCCATTTCATTTTTGTTTTTTGAAAATGAGACTTGAATGGGAACCAAGCACTTTTAGTTTTGTTTGTTAGTTTCTGCCCTATAAGTTTTGCGAAATCTTGTAAAGATTCTTCGTTGTCAAAACGGAAGATAATTTTTGCATATGGTTCTTGTTTATTTTGAACAAATTCTGGCATGTCCTTCCATTCATCACGCCAGTCATCTGTTTTGCCCACTTGATTTTCTTCAAAAATATTATCTTCCATTTTTCAATTCCTTTATTGGCAATTTTTCATTTTTTGCTTCTTAAATATAACATGGTTTTGACTTAAAATTAAGTAATTTTAAACCATTTTTTTATATTTTTAAAAGTGTTTTACGACTGAATGTGTTTGTTGATCAAAAGATGAAAAATTAATTTGAATTTAATCCAGCCAATTATTGAATTCTCTAGAACTTTTAAATCCTTCATCTTTTTTTACAATATTTTCTTTTTTGTCTATGATTACATAAAAAGGTATTGCTTTAACATTGTATTTTGAAACTATTTCTTTGTTTTTATCAAGATCAATGTCTATGGTGAGATACAATAATTCTTTTTGTTTAATTTTATTTTTAATTTTTGAAGTGCTGAATACTTCATGTTCCATTTTTTGACAAGGAATACACCATTTTGAAAAGAATACAAGTAATATTTTTTGATTAGAATTGTTAGCAGCAGAAATAATCTCTTTGTAATCATTTATTTGTTCTGCTGTATATAATTTTTCTTTATTGTAATTTTCTTTTGTGATCAATACATTTTCATTTTTTTTGTTTGTCAAAAAAATTAAAAGTAAACAAATTGAAGCCAAGGATATGTTTATAATGTTTTTCATATTTTTTAATAGGTCATAAATATTTTTACGACTGCGTCAATAATTTCCTTTGGTTCTTGAGTAGGGGCAAAATTTTCATCCCATTCTGAAGGTTGAACTTTCCAAGAATGCTGTCTAGTTGTTGAATCTATATTATATCCCCAACATCTCAACAATCCTTTTTTAGCATCCCAATAAAGATCTATATTGAATTGTTCTGCTCTCCCAGAGGTTGGAGATTCGACTCCATGACCACGAAATTCAAATATGTATTTGTGATAGTGTTCGTTTTTTTTCAGCATACCAATTGGAAACATACAATATGATGGATAAGTGTTTCTTACAGCCCCAAACAATTTCAAAGACAATTTGTTGAATCCATTGAAATCTGTTTTTGCTTTATCAATCATGGTTTCATTGAGTGATGTTAAATAATCATGAATTTCAGAAGCATATACTTCTTCTCTGGTGTTATGATAGCCTTCTTCAAGTGGAAATATTCTTTTGCAAATCCAATCAATATGGCCAGTAGCATCTGCGATTTTTCTTCTGGTAATTATTTTGTAAGATCCAAGTGGAGTTAATTGCAATTGCAATGCCCCAACCTCTGAACCCCATTCAATTAAGTTTTGAAATTTTTGATTTAATCTAAGATTACCAATTGCAGGAGAATCTAAAATCTCAGATATAATCTTACTCGAATGAATTATATCAATCGGTCCATAACCAGTAATTTTTTTGGTTCCACCTTCTGGGTCATGCAATTTTTTTTCACCAAAACCAAATGATGCCCATTCTTTAAAATTCAAATGTTTGTTATAACTATAATTACTCATGATAATATATAGAATAGAAAATTAATATTAGGATAAAAAAATGATATCGTATAAAATTTGGACTGAAACAAAACAAAGAAAATTTGAAGACTTCAAAAATGTTATTTTACCAGCATTGAATCTTGATTCCGAAAAGGGAATTTCAACCACTATCGATTCGTTGAGTATAGACAATTTGAAAAGCAAATTGCAAAGTTTGGAGATTTTTAAATTGTTACCAACTAAAAAGCAACAAGAAATAATGAAAAAAATAGAAGGTGAAAAAAGTGGAACTATACTTGATTTGATCAACAATATGATCAATTAGGCGTAATTTTTAAATAGAAATTCTAACATTTTTCTATTACATAAGGTTCTCTTTGCTAGACTAGCATTGCAAGGGGTTTCGGTTGTTAAATAGTTTATCCCCATGTTGTGAAATTTGTTTTCAATCGAACACTTGTGCTTTGGATGCATAGAGATTTTATCTTCAGATGGATGAGAAATCAAACCATTGTCGCATTCATCTCCATGTATTTTTTTGTTTCTTATGGGAAAATAATTGCTTGCAAAATCAACAATTTTTTTCCATAAATGTATTTTTTCTTCATTTGAATAATATAAGTAAAAATCGTCACATGATGCATCTTCGTGAAGAGTCCATAATAATTCTGGCTTATCATTCTTCAATAAATTCATAATCGCTGCGGTTTCTGGCTGAAGAGTCGGCTTGCAAAAATCCCGATTAATATCAGTGTCATTTGAATTGTTTCTTGTGTTTTTTATAAAACCAGATGTATTAAGAAGTGGAATTATTTCTAATCTTATGCTTTTTGGCATATTTGATTTTTGCATAAAATTTAAAATACCAGTAGTTCCAGCGGTTTCATTTCCGTGAATACAACCTATGATGTAAATGCTTCTATCTATGTTTGGATTGATTGTAGCACGATATATTGGGGTTTCTGAATCTCCAATATTTGAAATAATTGCTTTTTTGCAGTTTTTTAACTGTTTTTCAAATTCTGAATACCTTGACAAACCAGAGTCTATAAAATTATGAAAATTCATATTTGTATCTATGAAATTTAACTCCATAAAACTTACAATATTATGTGAGCAAAAAATACAGTAAAAAACAGATTAAAAAATTAGTTGATAAAAAATGTTATTTTTGTCAACAGAATGACTATTCATTGCTTGATGTCCATAGAATAATTGAAGGAAAAGATGGTGGCGAATACCACGAAATGAACACGATAACAGTTTGTGTTCTTTGTCACAGAAAGATTCACTCAGGAAGAATGAAAGTTTTTCGTAAATATACAACAACTTTGGGAAGAATTGTTTTACATTTTGTTGATGAAAATGGTGAGGAAAAATTCGAATAGTTACTCGAACGGATTTAAATCAGATATCTTAACATTATAACAATCAGACTTTACAATGAAATTGTTGTCTGGATCAAAATCACCCTGTTTTAAAAATTTAGCCTTTTTGAAATAATCTTCTTTCTCAAGCCAACCTAAAATATAAGCTTTTTTCCACTGGTCATTTCTTAATTCAAGTCTTACAAATGCGTAATTGGTACATTTTTGATGAATGTTAAATGCAGCCACAGAGCATTCGTAATGAGGTTTTGGTCTTGATGTACATCTTTTTGTCTTGACATCCCAAAGTATATTGTCTTGAATAATATCGTAATCATAAGTATTGCCAACAATCCCTTTGATTATTTCATTTGCTGCTTGCTCTCCAATAAAACCAGCCATATTCCCTAATCCGCTAGTAATTGAATTTTTTATTCTTCCCATTTCAATTGATTTTCTATTTGCCCGAACAATCATATCATTTGTTATGCCGACTTCTAACATGATACACCTATATGTTTTTTAGAAAGAATTTTATCTTTTCATCATCCTTTATTATTTGATAAATTCTTTTTTTGGAATTTTCCTGTAAGAAATCCAATTTTTCTTTTTTGCTTGGTTTAAAATTACAACTTTTAATTATTGGTTCCAAACCAAACAGGAATATCCATATTCTATAAGTGCTATTGTTTAATTTGGAAGAAACAAAATTGTAAAATTTTATCCAATTCAATTTCCAAATCTTAAATATTTTTTCATATCTTGTACACATTTGCTCGACTTGCGTTGTGTAAAATTCTTTGTCAAACTCAGGAATTATCATATATCCACCGTATCTTTGATTTCTATTTCGTGACCTTGATCTTTTAGTATTTTTACTCTTCTTTTGCTATGAGTCAAAAGATATGGATTTATATTGAAAATAAAATCGTAATAATTTAATTCATTTTTATCTTTAGCCGTTCTTAGACCACGACCCATCCTTTGAATTATTTGATGATCTGCCTGACCACCAGCAGCATTGATAAGATTATGTACCTTCACATTAATCCCTGTGTTGAAAATTTGCTGAGTAGCAATTGCAACCACAGTCTCTTTTGACTGCTGTAATTGCAATACAACTTCTTTTCTTGTTTCTGTATTATCTTTTCCTTGAACCCAAAGTGAATTTTTAAGCATTTGACTCAACTTGTCTCCATGAGCAACACGATCAACCAATATAAGTGTTCTTCCAGTACATCCTTTCGCTAATCTTGTCACAATATCATTGAAATATGTGTTTTCTGCAACTCCTCTTGTTACAGCATCAAGATAAATATCATAAGGAATGGCAGGTTCGTTAATTGGATAAAATGTACACTTGCTAGAAGAAAGAATGCCTCTTTCTTGAAGCTGTGCCGTTGTTAATACTCCACCATCTGAAGACTTTATTTTAAGAACAGGTCCAAAATATCCTTTTACTTGATGTTTTTGTACTTTATCTCTTTCTCCAAATTTGAATGGAGTTGCACTAATCGCAATTCTAATATCAGCACCTTTAAGCTTCTTGTAGACCGCCATTGGAGTTTTACTCATCATGTCATGGATTTCATCAACGATAAGACATTTTATTTTTGGAAGAACCTTTTCCATTTTCATTACCGATTGAATGCTTGCCACAGTTATGATATTTGGCTCAACGCATTTTCCCCAAAGTCTACCAAGATTGCTAAAATTCCATTTTTTTAATTCAGAATAGTTTTGTTCTGCTAGACCAATACGATTCTGCAAAACAAGTGTCGGTGTTCTTGGTGGAAGTGATTTCAAAATCCCTAAAAGAACATTGGTCTTTCCAGCACTTGTTGGGGCAAATATAATGCCTCTTTTTTGTTTGATTGATGTGTTTATCAAATCAACCTGATAATCATAAAGCGTTACTTTTTCGGAATTTTCAGGCAACCATTGATTTAAAAAATTTTCATTTATATTTTCAATTTCAAATTTCGTATTCGTTCTTTTGTCTTGAATTTCATATTCCATTCCAAAATGCTTCAAAGCAGCAGATATTTCAGGAATTAATCCTGTAAGAAATCTCCCAGTCTCTTTTTTAAAAAATTCAGTGTAACCATCCCAAATCCTTTGTTTATACAATCTGCTTCTGAAATAATTTTTTTCACGAAATCTTAAGGCATCCCAAAGAGTAGCTTTTATATTTTGGTCGGTTGTTATCAATTGCGAATAATCGTTTTCAATGACCAAAAGTGTGTTTTTTTCCATATTCTTTTCCTAAAAATTCATTTTCATCTAGATAGATGAAAAGATCAATGTCTTATTTGAAAAATAATTTTTATTATGTGATTTATTTTTCTAAATACAACAGGAGGAATTATGGCAGATGGATACACAGTATTAAATCCCGGTATCGGTGGCGATATCATGGACGAAACAGAAATTGCTTATGTTGATGCACCATTGGTAAGAAAAAGACCAAGAGTCGTTTTAACTGGTGAAGGTGCCGATGATATTGTCGATACTGCCGATGATTTGCCAAATAGTTACTCTAGAGGATTGGTAGTTAGAGAAGCGAGAAAAGGCCAAACAACAAGCAGCGATAGCATTCCAATCGTAATTGCTTCAGATCAAAAAATAGGCAAAGCAAATGTAGTTGTATTTCAACAAACAATTGGAACTTCTGAATTACAATTGGCAGACAACCCTTTGAATTATTCAGTAACTGTTAAAGCATTAAATGGCAATTCTGCTGTGGTTTATGTTGGGGTCTCTGGAGTCGATGCATCAAATGGATTTGAATTGAATGCAGGAGAAAGCATTTCTCTTTCAATAGATAATACTAATCGATTATATGTTGTAGCCTCTGATGTAAATCAAAAAATATGTTTAATAGGAATATAATTTAATGTTTATAGGTGCTTCAAATTTTAGTTCTGGAAAAACCAAAGGGTCAACTGGATCTACAGGATTGACTGGTGTTACTGGTGAAACAGGAGCCACTGGTTTAACTGGCGTTACTGGTCAAACTGGAACCACTGGTTTAACAGGATCGACTGGAAGCACAGGACAAACAGGAACTACTGGGCAGACTGGCGTTACTGGCCAAACAGGAACGACTGGTTCAACAGGTTTTACAGGATCAACTGGAACTACGGGCGAAACAGGAACCACAGGCGAAACTGGAACCACTGGCGAAACTGGAACCACTGGCGAGACTGGAACCACAGGTGAAACTGGAACCACAGGTGAAACTGGTTCTACTGGTGAAACAGGAACTACTGGTGAAACAGGAACTACTGGCGAGACTGGAACTACTGGCGAGACTGGAACTACTGGTGAAACTGGAACCACAGGTGAAACTGGAACCACAGGTGAAACAGGAACTACTGGTGAAACAGGAACTACTGGTGAAACAGGTTTTACTGGACAGACCGGAACCACAGGTGAAACTGGAACGACAGGTGAAACTGGTTCTACTGGTGAGACTGGAACCACAGGCGAAACTGGAACTACAGGTGAAACTGGAACTACAGGTGAAACTGGAACCACAGGTGAAACTGGAACCACAGGTGAAACTGGAACTACTGGTGAAACTGGAACCACAGGTGAAACAGGTTCTACTGGTGAAACAGGAACTACTGGTGAAACAGGAACTACTGGTGAAACAGGAACTACTGGA